AGCAGATTTTGATGCAATAGAAGGATGGAGTGTAGGAATAGGCTCAACAGATGGTAGTGGTGGTGGAGATAATGAAACTAAGGTTACTAAATATTCATCTGAAGTAACTACTTGGAGTACAAGTGGTTATAATGATATAACTTTAAATGCACAAGCATTAGCAGATATGAGAGATGATAGTAAAATTTATATTGCTTTAATCAATTATGATTTTGATTTAAAAGATATAGCTCCAGATAATTTTACTTTTCATAGGAATGGGCTTTTTTTTACTGAATACACAGGCACAAGTCGAGACCCATATATTGACTATGCATTGGCTGCAGCAGCAACAACAGATAATTCAGTATTTTTTGGTACAAATTTTTAATTAAGGAGAAAATGTGGTAAATTACGACAAGAGAATTGAAGAATATAAGAAAAGATTAATTTTACTTGAGCAAGAATTTATTATGACAAAAGGCAAAATTAAAGAATTAGAAGATTTAAAAAAAGAGTCTGAAGAAGAAAAGGAAGGTAAATAATGGCAAGTTTTACAGGTAGTGCTTTAAAAGATGTTTACAAAGATATACTTCATACAAGCAATTCTAATACAGGTTTATCAACTACTATAAAACAAATAACTTGTGGAGATGGAGATGGTACATCTTTATATCTATCTACTCAAAATACTAAAATACAGCCTGCTGCAGATTCTACTACAAACACAGTTATACTTGATAAAGATGGTAATGCTTTAGTTACTGTTGATTCTACAAATGATCTTGTTAAGGCAGGCATAGGACAGCATACTGTAAATACACAATATTTAAATTTTGGAGTAACAAATGCTCAGTCAGATTTTTCTGCAAACACACATCATGCTATACCCATATCTTATGTTTATGTAAATGAGGGAGCTCAAAGCATAGGAACAGGAACAAATCCTGATACATCTAAAACATTTACAAGTAATTCTCATAGATTTATAGGTCATTATTTTTATTTATGCGATAACATAACAATAGATAAAGTAGTGTTTTGGGTTGGAGCAGATACAGCAACTGGAGATACAGTCAGATGTCATCTTATGAGCTACGACATAGAAACAACTTCAGGTGCTACAAGTGGAGATTTATCAGGAGGAGTTGTTTGTGCTGATGGTGCAGACATAGTATCAGCAGGACACGAACAAAATTATTATCAACAAATGACAGTTCAGTCTGCAGATGTAAATGCAGGCAAAGTTTTGGTCTTTGCATTTAGGCAAGACTCAGCTAATTCAGATTATTCAATTAATGCAACAGTAAAGTATCATTTAAGGTAGAGGAGTAAAAATGGCAAATGTTAATGTAAATTTAAGTTTAGGGCAAAATGCTTTTAGTAAAAGCAAAAATTTTAATCAAGTATTTGAAAACACACAAGAAGTAGATAATACAGATGGATTTATAACAATTCTTAGTGTAAGTGCAACAAAAGGCACTTCTATAGTTCCTTCTTTAAAAGCATTTTGTATTTATAATGAAGGAGATGTTCCTGCAGAAGTGCAGTTTACTTATCAAGAATGGAAAAATAATTCAAATGTAGATGATGCAAATGCAGTAGATACTGGAGGAGGCTCTACAAATTTAAGATATGCTACTGTTCTTTTGCCTGCAGGTGATTTTATATATCTTCCAAATGGTAGATTTTGTGGATACAATGCAGATGCCTCAGCAGCAAATGCTACTACTGTAGATAATACAGCACCTAATTCTAATATGTATGTAGATAGTGGTGCTGATGTAGACAATACAACTGCAAGTGGTATAGTCGGTAGTGCAAGCGATACTACAGTTTATTTAGAAAGTGGTCATTCAAAATATTTTAAGGTTGGAGATTTAATTAGATGTACTAATGAAATAATGGAAGTAACTGCTGTTGGAACAGGTGCAGACTTAGCCAATAGCACACTTACAGTTAAGAGGGGATTGTTTGGCTCTACAGCAGCAAGCGACCATTCAGATGATGATGATGTCTTATTTCCATTCTTTAATATGGTTGCAGACTTTGATAAATTTTCTACTGCACAGACTGATAAAAATGGTGTTTTTCATGCTAAAAACTTTTTTGGATATGGAAGGACAGGAGATGCAATATCTGATGGAGTGCAAGCAGGTTCTGTAGGGATTAAATTTTATCAAGCAGGCTATCAAGAATTAGGATTATCTGGAATAACTCCAAATACTAATAGTGGTTTAGCAGCCTCTACTGCATATCAATTTAATATAACAGTAGATGGTGGAAGTGCTTATTCTTTATCGTTTACAACAGATTCTTCTAATACAAATTTTGGTGGAAAAAATGGAGTTATTAATAAAATACAAGATGTATTAAATCAACAGTTTTATACAACTAGCTCTAATTTATTTGAGAAAAGAGTTACTGTAGGAATTGTAAATGGGGATGTTAGATTTACATCTGGGCAGCATTTATCTACATCAGCTATAGCACTAGCAGATTCAAGTGGAAGTGATACTGATGTCTGGGGAGTTGGTAGATTTCCTGCTGTTGCTAATGTAGAGGCAGCAGTTGCAGCAAAACTTCCAGATGATACAGTTTATGATAAAGAAACTTATGATGCTTCTCCTAACAAATCTGCCTTTATGTATGATGATGGGCAAGGTAATTTGATTGGAGCAGGTACTGGTAGAATAAATTATGAAACTGGAGAAATTAGATTTACTTCACTCCCTAATGCAAATTTTGTTTTAAATGTTATACATTCTTCTGCTCATGCAGGAGGTGTAGATGCTAATACCACTAATGGAAAAAACACAATACAGCAAATAGGTGCAAGAAGTGTAAATCCGAAATTAAATACAACTATTAAGATTTTAGCTTATAATTAAAAGGGGAGGAGTTAGTTATGTATGGTAAAAAATCATATGGCAAAAAGAAAATGAAAAGAAAAAAGAAAAAAATGAAGGTTAGGAAAAGGAAGTGAAATGGCAAAATATCAAGGAAAATCAGTTAGATTAAATAAGCCATCTCGCATTACCAAAGGACAAGCAGGTTATGGTCGTAAGAAATTTAAAGTCTTTGTTAAAAGTGGAAACAAAGTAAAGAAAGTTATGTTTGGCGATCCTAATATGAGAATTAAAAAATCAAGCCCTGCTAGAAGAAAATCATTTAGAGCAAGACATAAATGTTCTACAGCTAAAGACAAAACAACAGCAAGATATTGGTCTTGTAAGAAGTGGTAGTCTATGCCTAGAAAGAAAAGAAAAAGCACAGTAAATAAAGCAGGTAATTATACCAAGCCTACAATGCGAAAAAGATTGTTTCAAAAGATATTAAGAGGAAGCAAAGGTGGTAGAGCAGGTCAATGGAGTGCAAGGAAAGCACAGATGCTTGCTCGCCAATATAAAGCTAAAGGTGGGGGTTATAAATAGTGGCATTAAAAAAATCTCAAAAATCATTAAAGAAATGGACTGCACAGAAGTGGGATTATATTAGCCCTAAAGATAAGAAAAAGCCTAAAAGTAAAAGAGGTAGATATTTGCCTAAATCTGTAAGAGCTTCTTTAACACCTGCTCAAAAGGCTTATGAAAATAGAAAGAAAAGAAAAGCCACAAAAGCAGGGAAACAAAGAGCAAGTTATTCAAAAAAAGTTAGAAGGAAAATGAGAGGTAAATAATGGCAACAGCACCAACATATTGCACACATAGAGAATTAAAAGATGTATTTCCACAAGTAGATTCATTTGATACTAAAAGAGCTTTATATGGATGGACAGAAGTAACAACAAATAAATATGCAGCACACAATAGTGGATTAACGACTCAACTATTTGTTGATGGGGAAGATTTAGGAGCAGCTCAATCTGCCCATACAGACCTAAATGTCGAGGGAGAATGGTTTTATAATAGTGCAGAAGATATTACTTATTACTACTCAGCAAGTAATCCAAATGATAAACTTGTAGAATCAGGAGAAGAATTTTCTGCATTAATCACAAGAATCACAGCAAATGCTAGTAGATACTTAGATGCTAAACTTGATCCTAATCTTCCTAAAGAACAATTTAAAGATAAAGCAGGTAATTTTGATTACATTATAGTTAGAACAACTGCACTTATAGCTGCTTCATTCTTAATTACAAGCCACGATCCAACATCTGAAATAGCAACAGCTTTAATGGAAGATGCACAAGGAAATATAGATTCTCTAAATAAAGGAGGAGCAGCATTATCATGGCAGACAACAGGCGACTCATCAAAAGGAATTATAAGAGATGTTACTTATACATCAGGAAGTGTAAGACCAGTAGATTTAAAAGGCAGAGCTTCTGGAGTTGATTATGACTTAATTAAAGTTAAAATTAGTGCAGATACAGCAGGAGCAATAGGAACTGCTAAATACAATGTTTTTATTAAAGATGGTACTGGACTGAAAAATACTCAGCTAGTAAATGAAGAAGTTATTACTGGAGATTATCAAAGCCTTGCTTATGGATTACAAATAAGATTTGGTGGCGAAAATGCAACTGCATCATCAGGTATATCAGCAAGCACAGCCACAGCGAATGATGAGTGGGAAATAGAGGTAGCAGGGTTTCAAGA